CTGTTATTGTGACTAACTTGGACACTAACACAACAACAGATGTCTTCAATACTATTCAGTGGCGAGAAACGAGATAGGTAACTTATGTCAGATAATGTATATCTTGGTAATCCAAATCTAAAAAAAGCAAATACCGCAATTGAGTTTACTCAAGATCAAATTCTTGAGTTTATGAGATGTAAAGAAGACCCCGTTTATTTTGCCAACAATTATGTAAAGATTGTTTCTCTTGATGAAGGTCTTACTCAGTTTCATCCATATCACTTTCAAGAAAAGTTAATTAACAACTTCCATGAAAACAGATTCAATATCTGTAAGATGCCTCGTCAGACAGGCAAATCTACAACTGTCGTATCTTATCTGCTCCACTATGCAGTTTTTAACGATAGTGTTAATATTGGCATCCTCGCTAACAAGGCAGCAACAGCAAGAGAACTTCTGAGTAGGTTACAAACTGCATACGAAAACCTACCAAAATGGATGCAGCAAGGTATCATATCATGGAACAAAGGATCTTTGGAGTTAGAAAATGGCAGTAAGATATTGGCAGCTTCTACGTCTGCGAGTGCTGTCCGAGGTATGTCGTTTAACATCCTCTTTCTCGACGAGTTCGCGTTCGTCCCGAATCATGTTGCTGACTCGTTCTTTGCCTCTGTTTATCCTACTATTACTTCTGGTAAAAACACCAAAGTAATTATTGTATCTACCCCACACGGTATGAACCACTTCTACCGTATGTGGCATGATGCAGAGAAGAGAAAGAATGAATATGTGCCTACTGATGTTCACTGGTCAGAAGTTCCCGGTAGAGATTCTAAGTGGAAAGAAACCACTATTGCCAATACTTCTGAGCAGCAGTTCAAGGTTGAGTTTGAGTGCGAGTTCTTAGGATCAGTCGATACTTTGATTGCGCCAAGTAAACTTAGAACATTGGTATATGACAATCCAATTCAAAGAAACGCTGGGTTGGATGTATATGAACAATCAAAAGAAAATCACGACTATGCGATTACCGTTGACGTTGCTAGAGGTGTTGGGGAAGATTATTCGGCATTTATAGTTGTAGATATTACGCAGTTCCCCCATAGGATTGTGGCGAAGTATAGAAATAATGATATAAAACCTATGCTATTTCCAAATATCATATATGAAGTAGCAAAGAATTATAATAGTGCATTTATATTGTGTGAAGTGAATGATATTGGAGATCAAGTGGCATCTATTCTTCAATATGATTTAGAGTATCAAAATCTTTTGATGTGTTCTATGAGAGGTAGAGCAGGACAAATTGTAGGTCAAGGGTTTTCTGGTAAGAAAACACAACTGGGTGTCAAGATGTCCAAGACTGTTAAAAAAGTTGGTTCACTCAACTTGAAAACAATGATTGAGGAAGATAAACTTATTTTTAATGATTATGAGATTATTTCTGAATTAACTACCTTTATTTCAAAGCATAACTCATTTGAGGCAGAAGAAGGTTGTAATGATGATCTTGCTATGTGTCTCGTAATCTATGCGTGGTTAGTTGCTCAAGACTATTTTAAAGAACTTACTGATCAGGATGTTCGTAAAAAACTATATGAAGATCAACGTGATCAAATTGAACAAGATATGTCTCCTTTTGGATTCATTGTTGATGGATTGGATAATAATAGTTTTGTCGATTCTGAAGGAGATCGTTGGTATGCAGATGAATATGGAGACAGATCATATATGTGGGAGTACTTGTCATAATGGATTTAGATGGACAGATTAAGTTGGGACATTTACTTCTCAACGATAGGAAGTGTAGAGTTTGCGGAGAAACAAAGAATTTAATAGATGGATTTTATAGAACAAGAAAGGACAGAGGACCAGTTCCATCTTCCTATTCTTATGAATGCAAAGAGTGTACCATAAAAAGAATAATAGTAAGTAGAATGACCACAAGAGTTTTAGATAGATGGGAATATCCCGATTGGTAGTTGTTCATACCACGTTTCCCCATTCAAAAAGTGCATTTTAATAAATATTTTCAGTTAAACTGAAGTATCAGGAGAAAAAAATGGCGACTCCTCAATTATCTCCAGGCGTGCTCGTCAGAGAAGTTGATTTAACTGTAGGAAGAGCTGATAATGTTTTAGATAATATTGGAGCAATTGCGGGTCCTTTTGCGATTGGTCCCGTTGATGAAGCAATTGATGTTACTACAGAACAAGAATTAATTAACACTTTTGGTAAGCCTCTCTCGACCGATGCTCAATATGAGTACTGGATGAGTGCTTCTTCATTTCTTTCGTATGGTGGCATTCTTAAGGTTGCTAGAACAGATGGATCAACATTAAACAATGCAAACTCAACAAGAGCTGGTGTAAGCAGTTCTGTACTAAAAATTAAGAATTATGATGACTATAATGCAAACTATTCAGATGATACTGTAACTTGGGGTATTGCAGCTAAAAATCCAGGTTCTTGGTCAAATAACCTTAAAGTTTGTATTATTGATGATAAAGCAGACCAAACTTTATCAGTTGGATCTACTTCTGGTATTAGTGTTGGATTTGGAGTTACCACAACTCTTACAAACCAAGTTATTGCAGGATCCGGTTCCACAAGCAGCTTCACTGGTTATCTGAAAGGTATTGTTACTGGAATTGGAGCAACAACTATTGATGTCAAGATCGTTTCTCGTGTAAGTTCTGTTGGTGTAGAAACTTCAATTACCTATTCACAAAGAGATCAATCTTCATCATTCAGACCAGGTAATACAGTTTCAGTAATTAATGCATCAGGTGTTGGTATTGCAACAACGACTTTAGGATCTGCCGAAACCGATGCTGTAGATTGGTACGATCAACAAACTCTTGGATTGGTAAACTCTACAGTTTATTGGAATTCAATTGCACCGAAACCAATCTCAAGCAATTATTCCCTTTCCAGACAAGGGAAGAATGATAGTATTCACGTTGCTGTTATTGATGACACTGGTTCAGTAACTGGTATCCAAGGTAATCTTCTTGAGAAGCACCTGTTCTTATCAAAAGCTTCCGATGCAATTTCAGCAGAAAATGCACCACAAAAAGTATTCTGGAAAGATTATCTCGCATTAAACTCTGCATACATTTACGCAGGAGACAATCCATCCGATGGTTCTGATGGTTTTGTAGCAGCTTCTGGTTTCTCTTCTGGATTTACTGGTATTACAACTGCTGCAGGAACTTGGAATAGAGATGCTCAAGGAGTTACATTTAATGTAATTGGAAATACGTCCTACACTTTAACTGGTGGTGTTGATTATTCTGCATCAAATGGAATGACAGCAACTCTTGGTAATCTGATCACTTCATACAATCTCTTCTCCAATAGAGATGAAATACAAGTCGATTACTTAATTGGTGGTCCTGGACTTGCAAATAAATCAGAATCACAAGCAAAAGCAAATCAACTGATTTCAATTGCAGAATCTAGAAAGGATTGTGTTGCGGTTGTTTCTCCGCATCGTGCAGATGTTGTTGATGTAACAAACACAACAACACAGACAAACAATGTAATTGAGTTCTTTGCACCACTTTCATCTTCTTCATATGCAGTGTTTGATAGTGGTTATAAGTACACTTATGATAGATTCAATAACAAGTTCCGTTATATTCCGTGCAACGCAGATGTTGCTGGACTGATGGTAAGAACCAGTGTTCTTGCATTCCCTTGGTTCTCTCCTGCTGGTCAGCAGAGAGGCATTTTGAATAATGCAATTAAACTTGCATACAATCCATCAAAGGCACAAAGAGATCAACTTTATCCTGTAAGAGTTAATTCAATTGTTAACCAACCAGGAACTGGAATTCTTCTCTTTGGAGATAAGACTGCTCTTGGTTATGCATCAGCATTTGATAGAATCAACGTTCGTCGTCTATTCTTGACCATCGAACAAGCACTTCAAAAATCTGCTGAAGCTCAACTCTTTGAACTTAATGATCAGATCACTAGAGCAAACTTTGTCAATATTGTTGAACCATATCTGCGTGATATTCAAGCAAAACGAGGTCTCTATGGATTCCTGGTAATTTGCGATGAAACAAATAACACTCCAGATGTAATTGATAATAATGAATTCAGAGCAGATATTTTCCTGAAACCTGCCAAGTCTATTAATTATGTCACACTTACCTTCGTTGCAACCAGAACTGGTGTAAGCTTCGAAGAAGTTGCTGGTAGAGTTTGATTTTAGATTATAAATTACTAAAGGAGGAACCTAAAAATGGCACAAATTCCAACAAGAGGCATTTCACAATTTAAATCAAAACTAATTGGTGGGGGTGCTCGTCCTAATCTATTTGAAGTTGATATTACTTTTCCAGCAGGTGTAAACCTTGGAGTGCAGGGTGATGGAACCGGACAGTTCGATAAAGAAAACTTCCGTTTCCTTTGTAAGTCTGCTGCACTTCCTGCATCAAACGTTGCTTCAATTGATGTTCCCTTTAGAGGTCGTACTCTTAAGGTTGCTGGAGATAGAACATTTGATGTTTGGACTGTCACCGTAATCAACGACGAAAACTTCTCACATAGAAGAGCATTTGAAGCATGGATGCAAAACCTTGGTCAGTATGGTGATCATTCTGGATTAACAAATCCAACCGACTACATGGGACAAGCTGTTGTTTATCAACTTGGTAGAAGTGCATCAAACCAACAGGGTAATAACACTACTGGTGAGGATTCCAGAATCCTAGCACAATATCGTTTTATTGATATTTTCCCAACTGCAGTTTCTGCAATCGATCTTTCATACGATTCAACCGACACTATTGAAGACTTTACTGTTGAGTTCCAAATCCAATACTACTTCCCCGAAGCACCAGGAACTGGAGCATAATAAATAGATCATAAGTAGTCAAGAACTTTAATAATGGCAAAATTATTTGGATTCTCTATTGAGGATACTGAACCACTATCACCAAGTACAGTTTCTCCCGTCCCACCTAATAATGAGGACGGGAATGACCATTACTTGAGTAGTGGTTTTTTTGGTTCTTATGTTGATATTGAGGGAGTTTATAGAACTGAATTTGATCTTATTAAGAGATATCGGGAGATGGCACTTCATCCAGAATGTGATAGTGCCATCGAAGATATTGTTAATGAAGCAATTGTATCTGATACCAATGATAGCCCTGTTCAAATTGACTTAGACAACCTTAATGCAAGTGATGGCATTAAGACCAAAATTAGAAATGAATTTAAATATATCTTAGAACTTTTAGACTTTGATAAAAAGTCTCATGAAATCTACAGAAACTGGTATGTCGATGGTAGATTATATTACCACAAAGTAATTGATTTAAAAAATCCTCACGAGGGTATTCAAGAATTAAGATATATTGACGCACTAAAGATGCGTTATGTTCGTCAAAATAAAAAGAAAAAAGATAACGGAAATACTTTTGCAAGAATGAGATCTGATAATCCAATGGATTATGAGTTTCCGGAAATTGAAGAGTATTTTATTTACAATCCAAAAACTACATATCCAACAACAAGTCCAACATCTTCTGGTGCAAATAATGGAATCAAAATGTCAAGAGATTCCATCACATATTGCACCTCAGGACTTGTAGATAGAAATAAAGGATCAACACTTTCATATCTTCATAAAGCAATCAAAGGACTCAATCAACTCCGTATGATTGAGGACTCACTAGTTATCTACAGACTTTCAAGAGCACCAGAAAGAAGAATTTTCTATATTGATGTTGGCAATCTTCCTAAGGTAAAAGCAGAGCAATATCTCAGAGATGTAATGATGAGATATCGTAATAAGTTGGTTTATGATGCCAACACTGGAGAAATTCGTGATGATAAAAAGTATATGAGTATGCTTGAAGATTTCTGGTTGCCAAGAAGAGAAGGTGGTAGAGGTACTGAAATTTCTACTCTTCCTGGTGGGCAAAATCTTGGAGAAATTACTGATATCAAATATTTCCAAGAAAAACTGTATCGTTCACTAAATGTCCCAACATCAAGAATTGGTGGAGATGGTGGTTTTAATCTTGGACGATCATCAGAAATTTTGAGAGATGAACTGAAATTTAGTAAGTTTGTTGGTCGTTTGAGAAAGAGATTTTCAAATATGTTTAGTGATATGTTGAGAACGCAATTGATTCTCAAGAACATCATCACTCCAGAAGACTGGGAGATTATGAATGAGCATATCCAATATGACTTCTTATATGATAATCATTTCTCAGAGTTGAAAGATGCTGAATTATTAAATGAAAGACTGAATTTGGCAGTAACAGCAGAACCTTATGTTGGTAAATATTTCTCCCAAGATTATTTAAGAAGAAAAGTTCTACGTCAGACCGATCAAGAGATTATTGAACAAGATGCATTGATTAAGAAAGAAATTGAAAATGGTGTTATTCCAGATCCTTCACAGATGCAAATTGATCCTGCAACTGGACAACCAATTCCTGACGTAGACGTTATGGATTTAGGCAAACCAGTTGTAGAACCAGACTTAGGAAAACAAGAAAAAACGGTAGAAATTCCAGAGGATGGGGAAATCTAATAAATAACTGAGACTTTATTAATTAAATCAATGGATGAATTAATGGATATGATTGTCACTGATGAGAGTCCTTCTCAAATCAGTGATAAAATCAAAGATCTTTTATTTGCTAAGGCATCTGAAAGAGTAGATTCGTTTAAGCCAGTTGCGGCAAATTCTCTTTTTGGAGATACTGAGTCTGAGGAAGATACTGAAGACTACGAAGAATCATAAATAAAAAGTATAAGACTACATTATACAAATGCAAAGAACTAAGATAATTGAAACAGAAGTTTCTACTGGAGGATCTGCTGGAACTGCCACAAGCATCAGTAGTGCCACTTGCGTAAGACTTCATAATGATACTGCTGGAATTATTACTGTTGGTGTTTCGACAATCGTTGGAGCAGCCACCACTAATTACTTCACAATGCCAGGTAATTCTGTAGAGTTTCTTGAGAAACTTCCATCTGATGTTATCTGGACTTCATCATCTATCAAAGCAGCAAAAGCAGGATTTACTAACTAAAACCATGAAACTCATCAGAGAAGAAATCGAACAGGTCGAATTTATCGTTGAAAATAAGAACGGTAAAAAATCACTTTTCATCGAAGGTGTTTTTCTTCAAGGAAACATCAAGAACCGCAATGGTCGTATGTATCCTATGGAGACTCTTCGCAAAGAAGTTGCCCGTTACAATGAGAACCATGTTGCTCAAGGTAGAGCACTTGGAGAACTCGGACATCCAGATGGTCCTACCGTAAATTTGGACAGAGTTTCTCACAAGATTGTTTCTCTTAG